CGGAAATTTTAGATGGATGGTCTGGCCGATAAGGGTCGAAGGATACGGAAATCGTCCGATCGCCTGATCGAGTCTGGCAAATTGTGCGCCCGGCGAGTGGCTGCCGATGGTGCTGCCATAGGCACCTCGATACAGTGTCGTCAGGCCGTAGTGGGAGGTAGTCGTCAGCGTCGCGGATTGGTAAGCCAGGAACTCGCCGCCGACATAGCACAGCGTGGCGAGGTTCGCTGCATCGCCGGCCGAGACCGACAGCAGCTCGCCGCGACTCTCCGTCAAGTCGACGGAGAGCGTGTTGGTCGTATCCGGCTCGGTCCCGCCATAACTAGGCAAGGTCGCGGTCAGTACGCCTTGCGTGGCCGGACCCGGGACGGTTCCGGCATAGGCATAGGAGCTCCCGTCACTCGAGATCCACACCTGGGCGCCGCCCCAGTTCGAGCCGCCCGACACCGCTACCCAGATTTCGAGGTCCCCCGACAGTAACGCTGCCGGGGGCTCGAAGATCAGCGGCATGTTGATGTCACCGGACCCACTGGCCCAATTCGGTAAATAACCGGCGGTGCTCTGCTTGCCGTACAGCACGGCAGTCGAATAGCCGCCGAAAAAATCCTCGGCGGTAATTGTCAAAGTTCCCTCGTCATCTTCCTCGACGGCAGTAATGCGTACCGTCAAGGCAGAGACGCCAAGCCTCGTATCGGTGATTTGCACCAGGTCCATCGGCTCGAGTAGGCAATATTTCCAACCGAGCTTGAAGGTGTAGGTGTTGCGGAAGAGCAGTGAGCGCTGCAATACCAACTGCGCGACCACTGTTCCCGTAAGATAGGGGTCGACGACCATATCGGCCTTGAGGGAAGTGTCGCGCCTAACGCCATAAAGGTCGACGGCGGCTTGGTCGAAGGTTTCGACGACGTGCGAATTGTAGCTGTTGCCGCGGTCCTTGCACTGCAGCTGGATGTAGTTGTTGGCGTCGGCCGGCGTCGAACGCACGATATGCACCGGATCATCGGTGAAACCGCCAGTGACCGAAGTTGCGCCCGACCGCAAAGCGGAGCCGCCCGGGCTGACCCCGTTATGGGACCCGACCCCCGATTCCTGAACGATGTAATCGTCGTCATTGAGGCTGTAGATCGGCGTGGTGTTCGACGAGTAGGCATAGGGTCCAGACATGCCGCCGAGCGCAACGGTTATGCCGCCCGACGCGCTGACGGCGACAGACGTCAGCTGCGCGGTCGTGCTCAGCATCGCAATTATCAGGCCATTGGGGCTGACCCCGGCCCAGAGGCCGAATGCCGTCAACGGCGCAGCACCGAGGACTGCCTGCGCCAACCCGGCCCCAACGGCCGCAAAAGTCTGCTCTTGACCGGTCGTCGTGTAGCTGACGGTCATCGGCGAGCCCGCCAGGCCGGGGTTGCTGAAAACAAGGCTGACGGTATCGCCCCCGGCGCTTGTCACGGTCCCGCCGAGCTGCACGAGCTGGTATGACGCGGTCAGCGGTTGGTCGCCATAAGGGATGATCTTGAGCAGTCCGCCGGACCAGACGATCGCGCTGTTCGTCAAGTTGGCAATGTCGGCCAGGCATTGCTGTGCCGGCTGCTGGGTGTCGAGCATTGGCGACACGAAGAGGCCGGCGGCAAAGCAGTAACTCAGATAAGAGGTTGCCTCGAGCGCGGTCATAGTGGGGTCGAGATTGGCACTCGGGAAACCGGCGCCGTAGCGTGGATTGGTCAGAAAATCGGCGACCACCGCTGCCGGGTTGGCGTCGAAGCCATTGACGCCTGACCCCGCTTCTATGCCTTCGATCTCGACAGAGAAATTCGGGAGGGTGGCGGTATTGCCGAGTTGGTAGTTGGCGCAGGTAAAGTTTGCCGTTCCGGAATAGCTGAGCGCCTTTGCCGGATGGTTGGTCACCCAAAAGAGGTCGGTGGCCTGACCGTCATCGCCGAGGTTGATCGAGGAGAGGCCGGGCAAGCCTGCCAAGGTCGATATATTTTTATCCCACCAGACAGTACCGATGCCGGCGATCGGCCCTTGGCACAGCCCCATGATGAACGAAGCCGAATACGTGTATTGCTGCCCGCCGCCCTTGCCGCCACCGCCGCCCTTACCCTTGCCGCCGGTCTTTGACGACGCCGTTGCGCGGAAGTCGTCATAGTCGAGGAGATTGCCTGACAGCCGCGTCGTGCCGTAGACGAGGGGGATGACGCCTCCGTGCTGCGAGGTCTGGAACTGTAGTGATCCGACCGCCTTTTGCTGCTTGGCGTTGGTTCGGCCCCCGAGAATGCCGCCCATGAGTACGCCCTAGTTGGTTGCCGAGAACGGATCGAAAATCCGTACCGGCCGGCCGGCGAGCTGACCTTGCGTAGCGTCCGCGTAGACGACCCCCGCATTGTGCCAAGCATGGATCATCCGCGGCCATTGGAGGACGATGGCGCCGTGAGCAAAGCACCGGCCGAACCTGAACACGGCGATGTCGCCCGGTTGCGGCGGATCGGCGTTATCTCTGGCGGGGACCTCGCGGGCATAACCCATGACCCCTTCGAGATACCGCTCGGCGTCGCGATGCAGGTTCCAATCGGGTGGATAAAACGGTACTTCGACATGCGGGATGACGCCGGCCTTTTCATAGACCTCGGCGAGCAATGTCAGACAATCGGCACCAACGCCTTTGACCCGCGCCATATGATGATAGGGCGTGCGCAACCACCCCACGGCTTCTTCGATGACCGCAAGTCGCCGCGGATCGGCCGGTGGTTGGGCTTCCGCAATGGCAGCGGTGCCCTGCGAATCGGGCATCGCTGCCCAACCGCAAAAATCGGCCGCATGAAGGTCGCCTGAACCACGTATCATAGATCGATCGAGTCCTCATCCCGGTCGGCGAAATAACCGAGGATATCGTCACGTAGTTTCGGCTTGTTGCCGGCGAGCTCGATCAGTCCGTCGCGACGGCGCACTATGTCGGTGTTCGGATCGTAGTGATTACGGATCAGAATCTGCTCGCGGGTGCTGTAGCGCCGCGACTGCAATCGCCCGTGCCAGAGGTGGTAGACGATGCCCGGGACGAGCCCGATATCCTCGACGATTGCGGCACGCGCTTGCACTTTCCACGCGTTCAGCGCAGCACGGTATTGCGGTGTGTAGTCGTTGCCGGTGAGCAGCAGATCGGCGAGATCGAAATGGCCCATCGCCATGTGATAATCGGCCGCGCCCAAGAGGCAGACGTCGAGGGGTCCTCCCATAGCCTCAAACGCTTCGCGGCGGTAACCCCAGGCACCACCCGGATAGCCCCAATCGAGCATCTCGACTGGGCCAGCCTTATGCCAATATTGATCTTGCGTATGGGCGCGGCGGCTCTTCAGGTACCAATGCATGAAGCTTTTACCCGAGCCGACGAGCTCGTTTCTCGGGCCGAGCCAGATGATGTCGCTCGAGATCTGTAGGACCCGGTGGATCTGCAGCCCGCGCAATACCTGCTCGACCCACAGCGAATCGTGGAACACCATGTCGCCGTCGACGAGCGCCAGATATTGCGCGTCTGGGATCGCCGCGACCCCGATGCGTGCCAAATTTTCCTTGCGCCAGCAGATCGAATTGGCTCGTAGCCTGACCCGCCGCACGCCAGCTCGGTCGGCCAGATCGAACGGCTTCTGACCGTATGCGGTTTCGACCGTGGTAAGCCGCACCCCGGCTTCGATCATGCTGTCTTCAAATCGCAGAAAATTGGTGTAACGCGAGGCCCAGTGCAGCGGGTTGTCGTAGACCGCGACGACATCGAGCAGATCCGGCGCAAACGCTCTGTCGGCGCGCGGACAACGGCATGGGGCCGGCCAAGGCGGCCAAGGCGGCCAGGGCGGTCGTGGTGGTTGAGGGCAGTGCGGATGGGAAATCTTGAGGTCATCAGCCATTAAACTGCGGTCTCCGGGGTCGGGGTATAGGGGAAGCCCCCGAAATGCACTGCATTGTTGAAGACGCTTGTGCAGGTTGCGATCGTGCGGTCGCAGCCGGGCAGCAGCTGGAACTGATCGCCTGTGGCAATGGGGAAGAACGGCACCTTTACTATGACGGTGCTGCCCCTGACGAAGCCGGCGACGGTGCGGGTGAGCCCGGCGTTGGTCCCTGTGACCCCCGTTATCGTCCCCTGAGCGAACGGCGTTGTCGAGCTCGGCGCGTTGGTGATCACGGTCTGTGTCGAGCCGGCGCCGGCCGAGAAAGTCACGGCGAGGCTGGTCCGGTTAAATTGGCACATCGACCCGCCAAAAATGTGCGTGCAGGAGGATTGCCAAAGCCGCCGCGGCATCTGGATATTGAGTAATTCGAGATGCGAGCGGCATTTCATGTCGATACCGGTACGGCTGCAATCGACATCCGAGATCCGGCCGGCGAACAGAACCACGGTTCCCGGGCCAGTGTCACCATAGGCCGGCATAAAGGCCCGTTCGAGCTGCAGCAGTGCGCCGTCGAGCTGACCTTGCCACGCCGCTTCCAAGAACGGCAAATCGCCGATCAAATCGGTTGGCTCGGGATAGACCTTAACCTCGAGCTCGTCGACTTGGACGCCAATGACGACCTTTGTCTTCGAGCGCTCGAATTTGGGGCCCAGCGCAAAAGTCTGGCCATTGACGGTGAGCGCGGTCGGGGCTGCCGAGTACCGCAGAACGGATCCGCCGACCAAAGTGAAAATGTAGAGGTCGGCCATGATAAACTGCTCACTGCTGTCGAGGAGCGCAATCAGGGCAGCGGAGGCTAGTTTCACGGCCGCACCGAGATGAAGGTGAGCTTCTTGAGCTGCCACAGCCGAAACATGAAATTCTCGAATGTGTAGCTGTCGTCGACGAACCGGCAGCGAAAGTAATAGCTAAAGTCGGCAGAGATAATCAGCTCGCTGCCAGGCGCTGTCACAAATGTAACCAGTCCGGTATTCGGATCGACGCTGTAGCTTGCCGGGCTTTGCGTGATGCCGTTGAGGTGAACTGCACTGACTATGTTCGGTGCCACGATGGGCTCCTGGAACCCGCCGCCGGGGAGGGTCGTGCCCATCGAGCGCTGCAGCTGGAAGACGGTGGTACTGGCGTTGCCAACGCCGATCTGTTGCCCGGCGACCTGATCGTCACTCGGGTCGCGAAACAGGAACGTCCCGAAGGCGCCCTGACAAAGCATGAAGAACCCCATCAGGGTTTGCAGCTCGTCGTAGCCGGCAGCCGGGTTGTCTCGCAACAGATCGAAGACCAGGGTAAACTGCCACAACGGGTATGGGTAATCGAGTGCCCGCAATTCCCGTCCCGACGCCGCGCGTTGAATGCGGGTCTGGAAGGTGGGCGATTTGGTGACGCTCCACGCGAGCCCGGGCAGCGACGGGAAAACCAATGGCATCACGCGGTCCGCAATGCCGAGCCGTTGCGCATCGCTTTATTGAGCGCGGTGACCAGCAGGCTGCCGTTGCTCTGGAAGAAGCGCTTGACGTCTTGGCTGTCGATAGCGGAGACGTTGACTACCACCGAGCTCGGGCCAGCGCCGCTTCCCCCACCGGCACCAGCCGGTGCAGCGAGCATGCTCTGTAGCCCCTGAGAGATGTTCGCCGGCAGCACCATCTCATTGCTGTGCAGTTGGGCGAGCACGCCGCCCGGCCCGAGGCTTGGTACCGCCCAGCCGCCTTGCGCGCTCGGCACAATCCCGCCGCCCTCGAAGGCGAACAGAGTACCGATGTCCTTGAAAAGACCGCCGACGAGACCGCCCGAGCCGAACAGGCTTCCCAGACCCAAGCCTTCGGCCAGGCCGCCACCGGCCAGCTCCTCGCCTGCCCCGGTGAGACCCCCCGAGAAATCTTGATTGCTGCCGCCGAGAAAGCCGCCGGCCAAAAGGTTGCCGATCTGGTCGAACACGCCTCTGACGGCCGAGTTCACGAACTCGGCGAGGATCGATTGGGCCAAGTTTGCCAGAGCCTTTTGTACGGTCGTCGTACCCAGGATGACCCCGGTGACCGACCGGTCGATCGCGCGCTCGACCGGGGCAACCAGATCGTCCCAAGCCTTTTTATTGGCCTCCGCCAATTTGGCGTTGAGCGCCTGCACGTTGGTGACGTATTTCTCGTAGGCGAGCCCCTGTTGTTCGAGCAGCTTCTCTTGCGTACGGCCGTCGTTGTCGGCTGCCGCCAGCTTCTTCTCGTAATAGGCCTGATCGTAGGACCATTTGAGATCGAGGAGGTCTTGCTCTTGTCCGATTGCCTCCGTCGCTGAAAGCTTGCCGAAGGCCGCCTCATTTTGGATCGCCGCCTTATAGCGGGCGAATTTCTCGTCGGTGATCTTTTGATCGGCACTGAGCCGATTGATCTGGTCGCGTTCATCTTGCGTGGCCACCGACCCAGCCATGCTCGCGGCCCTGGCCTGCAACGCACCGATGCTCGATCCGACTTGCGTACTCGCTGCGCTGATCTGCATCTGCGCCTGTTGAGCGGCGGCTCCCAACCCGGCGAATTGAGCCCGCATCGCATCAGTCGCTGCCTGGACCGAATTCGCCGCTGCCTCCAATCCGGATTGCAGTTCGTCGGTCTGGGCGCTGATGACGACGCTGGTTTCAATGTCCGTCATAATGGTCCCTTAATGGTAAGAGCACCCGCGGATTCCCATTCTCGCCGCTTGCCGTCGTGGCTGCGCTCAATCTCCGGTTCTGACCCGGCGCCGCAACTCGGAAAAATCGAGCACCACCGGAGCCAATCCCGCGTGCACGTCGCTGGCGCCAAACCCGGGTCCGAGTTCGGCGAGCAGCGCCGCCAGATCCGAATCTGCCGCAGGGCGCTGACTTTCTGGCATTGACGGCATCCCTTTGCGCCGATGTTTACCGACGCCGAGATACGCCCCGACCAGGATGTGAAGAGGCGGATGTTCGGCCCAATAGGCAGTGAGCTCTTCCAGATCGAAGAGCGTCATCTCGTCAATTACGGAATAGCTGTAGCCGCAGGCGGTGGCGAGGAGCCCGTATATATATCCCCAATCGCCTGCGTCCCGTGGATTGGATCCGCAGGACGCTCCGCGATTATCAACCCTGCCCCCGGGCTGGACCCGGGGGCCGCCGCTTCCCCCAGGCGGCTATCGCTCAGCTTTAAACCTGAGCCGGTAAGAACGGCGTTCAGCACTATGCTGGCATTGCCAAGATCGAGCAGGTTCTCGACCATTTCTGGCGTTGCCTCAGGATAGTTGCGTTGCATTGCGGTGGCGACGATTTCAACGAGCACGGTGATCTGCATCTCGCTCATCGAGGCGCCAATGTCGGTCAATTGCCGCACCTTGGGCATCAGCCGGCGGAGCTGTCCGAGAGTGAGCGGGGGAACCAGCCAATCCCGGCCGCCCATGGCAATCGTCACGCCGGGCAGCATTACTCCACCGTACTCAGATAGCCGATCGTCCCGGACGCATCCGCAAAAGCCGAGAAATCGAGCTCTTGGATCGTCCAGTCATCGACCTTGGTCGGCAGTGACAATTTGTCGGCCATGCAGGCGTTGAGACGCAAGGCCGTCCCGCTGCCGGCGTAGTTGGTGTAGAATGTCGCTTTGAATGTCGGTGTCGTGCCCATCACCTGGTTCGTGATGGTGAGTTTGCTGCCCGATGTCGTCAGATTGTAAGTATACGAGACCAATACCGCAGCGTTGGCGTCGGCGGATGAAAAAGTGTAGATCCCCGTGGCGAAATTTACCGAGTATTGACCGGCTGCGGAAGGGGTCGTCACGCGGTTGAAGCGCTTCCCGCTGGCGGCGTAGACGACGCCGAGGTCGTCGTTGTAATTGGCTGCGTTGGCGACCGTCACCGTGTAAGGCGTCACCGCTGGGATGCTGGCGGCCTCGAGCTGGGAAACGGCAAATTGGCCGGTAGCCGGGGCCAGCCCAAAGAAGATGTCGGAATACAGCAATCCAAGAATCTGGGCGAACTTTGCCTTACCGGTGATCTTACCCTGACCGCGGGCGATCGCCACGGGAAACTGAAGCTGCCCGTAGAGCGGTTTGTCGGTCCAATCGAAATCGATCTGGACATCCTGGAGCACACCGAACTGGCGCGGGCCGATTCCTGAACCGGTCACGTCGGTGCGTTCGCCCCAGACCGCTCCCGAGCCGAAGCTCAATTGCATGTCAGATACTCCCTTTCAAATGCCGCTTCAGAATCTCCTTGGCGGCGTGAGCGACATTCCAGGCCTGGGTATCGCGGGCAACTGCCGAGCCCGGGAAATGGTCGTTCCACCAGCTTTCGATCAGTAGGTCGATAGAACTGGGTTCGTTCCTCGGTGTGGCCGAGCCTAGATCCTCAGGACGGGGGAGGCTTTCTCGGGACGCGGTGCCGGTGGCGCCGGGCTCTTCCATCGCCATAGAAACACTCCTACCAGCAGGTTTGATCGTAAGGTTAGTGAACCGCGAGACGAACGTATTGCAGAGCGAAGATCAGACAGTTTCCGTCTCAAACGCTCGGCGTTGTCTCAGCTGCATTGTCACAAACACAATATCTCTACCGGGACGATCGCGATCGCCTGGTCGCCGAGCACGCCTTCGTCGGTCTCGACTTTTCCGGCGATGTAGGCGTGCTGCACCATCGCAGGCAATCCAAGGTTCTGAATCCCCGTCACCGGTGATGGCGCCAGTGCTGCTTCGAGCGCGTCGAGAAGCGGGTTCAAAAGCATCGCAGGCGCCAAGTACGGGTCGCTCGAATGGACATAGACGTAGAAATCGGCGGAGAGCGTCCATATGGTCGGACCCCCGAGCGCTTTGGTCACCGCGTGCCCGCCCTTTTCGCTCATGAACAGCGCGGGCTGCTCAGCGGGAGCAAGATCCACCCAATGCCGGAGCCGGCGGTTCGCGCTAGCGAAGCTCGCCGCACCGGCTGCGAGCGACCAGAGAGCCCCATAGATCGCCTCTCTGATGATCATCCGCCGCTCTTCCAGCCTGAGAGACTGTTGGTTCGCCCAATCATTGCGATACCGCTTCCGCCAGAGCTGCGTCCACTGCCTCGCGGATCGCCGGCGTCATGTCATCGAGCGCCGAACGCAAGAAGGAGCGTTCCGGAAGAGCCATTTGGCGGTCATACGCTCGCAAGCTGATTGTTTTCTCGGCAATCGGCCGACCGAATGCCTCCCTGATCCGCCGCAGGCTGGCCCCGACGCTGACTGTTCCCGTGAAACCGTATTCCTGAGCGGCGCCGTATCGGAGAGCGGTGAAGATGTCCGTGGTGGCGCCCCGCGCGTTCTGATCGACACGACGGTCGATACTTGATTTCAACGTGCCGGTTCGGCTTTTGAGAACTTGGCCGCTCAGCTTGTCCTGTTGCACATTGCGTTGAAGGTCGATCCCAAGCTGGGTGATACAGCGGGCCAGCCCAGAATTGACGGCGTCTGAAATCCCCCGCAGCCGCTCAAGCAACTGCTCGTCGCCGACGAGATAGGCTGTGATCACGCGACACCGACGAGGGTTGCCGCACCAGTTTGGGTCGGCGCCGGCATCAGGTATCCGGTTATCGGTGCGACGATGCGGTACTGCTGGATCAGTGTTTTGATCGAGTCACTCATATCCTTTTGAGAGTACGAAACCGTCTGGCCACCGCCGATCGCTCTAGCGACCTCCCCGATATGGCTACGTTCGCGGTAACGCAGCGCCACGAGCTCTATACAGGCCTGGGCCAGATCGGGGGGCGTCACCGCATAGCCGGCGGTATATTGCAGCGCTACGCATCCCGCCTTTCGCGGCACCGCGTATCCCCTGATCACCAGCTGCGTCGGGGTAAACAGGTATCCCGCTTGGGTGCCGACAATAGCCCCGCCGGACTGCGCGGGTGAGGTGACTGGAATCGCCGGAAGGGTCAGGCCATCGACAACAACGCGGCTGACCGCGGTAACCGGAAATGCTGCGAATTGGTATCTTGTCTCGCCCGGGCCAAAAGTGCTCCCGAGACCATCACGAATCTCAATCCAATCTTGCGAAGCAATCTGTCGGTTGAGCCAAGTTTGAATGAATTGGCTCGCGGCGGTAATCAGACGCGTCAGGAGCGCGTCGTCAGTCGTCGGAAAGGCGCTCTGCCCGGTTTGCAGCCACGCCTTGACATCGGCAAGCGTCGTCAAGTCGCCAAAGCTTGAAACAAGGTCAGTCATCAGGCATGCCCCGGCTCGTGGTCCTGCGCCGCGGCAAGGGCGCCCCACATATGAGCGACCGGCGCCGCATTTGCGGCGATCTCGCCGAGCGTTGCCATCGCCACTTCCTCGCCATAGGCTGCGGCAAGGTTCATGACCAAAATATTCGCGAGTCCTTCCAGCGCCACCCGCGTGCCGAGACGTTGGGCCACGGACACAAAGGAGGGGTTGATCTCGCGCATGGCCTTGATGACAGGGTCATCGGTAATCATCGTGGTCACCGCAACCACGTCACCGCCATCGCCGCTGCAGTATTGCGGTCGTGGACGATGCGGGTTTCATTGTGGAGCAGATGTACGGCGACCTCGCGCGACACCCGCACGACCCCGTCGAGGTCGTGCGGGCATCGCTCCGTCGCGTGCCCGATCGCGTCCCATACCGGGGAGACGGCCCGTAATGCGATTAGATCAGACACGGAGGTGTCCCTTCAGCTTAAATCTGAGAGAGTCGTAGGCGCGGTCAGCCGTTGCCGATGTTGCAAATGACACCCATTGCAAACGGCGCATATACGGCCAGAACTTCCTCGGCATAGACGCCGACTTGGCGCTGACGTGTGAAAATCGGCCAGTCGATCTGATAGTAATCTTGCCGGACCTTGACCTCGGCGACGTTCGGCACCTCGTTCGACTGGTACTGGATCGGCAGATTCTCGGCCCAGCCGATGATCGTGCCCGCGGGAACCCGCGGGTGGATCTTGATCGGGATTCGAAGACCGCCTTCGATCGCGAAAGGATTGTAGTAAAACTGCACAACCCCGGATGCCGTCATCTGATATTCACCGTGGCTCCCGTCTGCCGGTGAGTCGTAGCGCAGCAACGGCCCCGAAGCGTTCGACAATACCTTGCTGGTGATGTTCTTCAACTCCTGAGAGTTGACATAGAGGACGGTCGGGGACAGCTCGAAATTGTCCCACATCTTCTGGAACATCGTGTCGATTTCGACAACCGATCCGCGGCCCGACGCAGTCAGCGGCGTCCCTACACCCGCAGTGCCGGTCGGCATCATATTGATATAGGCGTTTGAACCAGCTTTGAGGGCCGTGGTCAGCAACCCGTCATAAGCAAAGGCCGGATTGGCCGAATTGTCTGCGGTAATTGCGGTCTGCGACTGGTTGCCGGTGCTCAGCGGGGCCGTGATCATAAGGCTGTTGATCGTCGTGATCGCCTGCAAGGTCTCGGTCCCAGTTGCCGTAGAGACATACCAAGCATAGGCGACCGCACCCTGCACTGCCGCGACGCTGCAGAAAAGGGTCTGGCCGGAGGTGACTGCCTGGCTCGCCTCCGCGCTGATGTTCGACGAACCGCCGGACAGGACGTAGCTCTTCCCGTCGGCTCCCGAGACCGTCTTCGAGGTGGCGACGCCACTGATAACGCCCGAATTCTGGTAACCTTCGAGGGTCAGGGCGACGACCTTGACAAAGTAGGTTCCGGTCGGAAGTGCCGCCCCGCTGCCCGATACCGACAACGTCGGGGTCGCTGGCGTTCCCAGTGTCAGTGAGGCGTTGCCGGCGAGGATCGCCATCTCCTCCTTGAGCATCATCTTTTGCAGGAGGCGAAAGGTCATTCGCGCTTGAATATCCTCGAACTCACGGCCAGCGGAAATCGCTTCGAAGGTCGCCGCGTCCTCCTCGCCAATGGTCACATAGGTGGCCGATTTGCTCGAGGTCGAATAGGACATCTGGCCCGAACGCTGGCCTTCCGGCACCCAGCCCATTGCGTCGAAGCCGGAGCCGATGATCGCACTGACCTGGCGCCAGTTCGTCGCTGAGCCGGTGCCGCCGCCGACGCGGGGCATTACGTTTCTGATCGGAGTTACAAAAGGATAGAGGTTTTTGGCCGGTGCTTGAAGGTCATAAGCCAGCAGACCTGACGCGGTCGAGATCGACTTGGCGAGCAAGTCATTCGGCTGGGCCAGAGCTCCCTTTAAAAGCTCCAGCGATTCCTGAGTAATCGGATTCATCAAAAAATCCTCCCGAAAGGGGGGCAACGAAAAGCCTGGCCGAAAGGCCAGGCTGGGCGACGGCTTCTCGGCTGCAGCGCAGGCGGACGCCTGTATTGCCGCCGTAAGACGAAGCTCGGCTTCGCCGCGAGGCCGGATTGGGTGTAAGCTACAGTTTGCCGAGTGCAGTGGTGATATCGCGCTCCGCGCGTTCGGCGTTGGGGTCACCGACCGCGTAGGCGGGTGTCAGTGTTCGCCGGTCGCTGCACCGTGTACTGGGATCGGATTGGCGTAGCTCGCCTTGATCAGTGTGAGGGTCTGCTCCTCCTTGCTCATCTTGGCCAGCGCGGAGGCTATCGCCTCCGGCGAGAGCGGGCTGTCGCCGGTGCTTCCGGTGCTACCGCCATCCTGCTGTTTCGACACAGAGACGCTGCCCCTGGCGATCGTCAGTGGCGGGAGCGGAGTGCGGGCGATGTCGTCGACCCGCCTCGACAGCCGGTCGAGCAGCGGCACCATGTCGCTGAGCGCCTTGACCAGCGCCGTCTTTTCGGCGCGTTCGCCGGCCAGTACCTTGGCAAGGTCTCTCGTCCGTAAAGCTTTGACCGACTCGAATTCGGTGCCCTCGAGCTCTTCCTCGCCGATGTCCGCAGAGTCGCATTCGGCGCCGGCAGCGACCAGGTGGTCGTGCGCCGCGCGCAAATGCCCAATCATTTCGGCGGAATGGCGGGCACCGATCTTTTTGACCCCCTCGGTGTTGGCGCTTCCCTCAGGTGTCGATCCCAAATCGGAACTCGGTGACAGATCAGAACACGCCATCCCATCGGTCAGCTTGCTGAGGCATTCGTGGGCGAGATCCATCAAGTTCTGGTGAGCGCGGCCGCGCTTACTGCGCACCGCCGCGCTCGAGCCCAACCTCTTGGAGGTGTCGACTGTCGCATTGTCGCCGGGGCGAAAATCGGATAGCGGAGGACGCATCTGCGATGCCACATTTCCGAAGTCGCCTGCCGCATCGAGGCTCGACCCGTCTAATGGGACAGCGCCGGCTTTGCGCAGATGGTCGCGCGCCCGGTCCATGTGCTGCTCCTCCTCTGCGGATAAGCCGCCGATTTTCATGCATTTGTCGCAAGCGTAATGGGCCATGTCCGCCAGTGCTTGGTCACCTTGCGAGTGCTTGGCTTTGGCGAGAAGACCGGCGGCGAGCTTCTGCATTTTGG